GATGAAGCTTCCGATGATGAAGATCTAGAAGAAGATTTTAACCTAGACGAATTTGAAGTCGAAGGTGAAGACGATATGGAAGCACCAGCAATGGGTAGCGATCCTACAGACGACATGATGTCAGATATACAAGACATGGGTGACGAAGGCGGCGAAGGCGACGAAGAAGATGGTGACGTAGAAGATCGTGTTGCTGATCTTGAAGATGCACTCGACGAACTTAAAGCAGAATTTGAAGACATGATGGCAGGCGATGAAGGCGATGACGCTGAAATGCCAGCTGATGACGAAGATATGGATGATGCAGACATGGACGAGCCAGAAATGGACAACATGGACGAGCCAGAAGAAGAATCAATGGCTTACGAAGCGTCAGACGAAGAAGTTGAGGAAGAGTCCGATGAAGACTTAACTCCAACAGAGCAGATGCGTGAATATGTTGAAAAAATATCAGCAACAATGGGTGACAACGGTGCAAACACTAAGTCAGCTGTAGCTGGTAAGAACGACATGGGCGGTTCTGCAAGTAACTTAGTACAAGGCAAAGACGCAGATACTAAAGGTACAACAGGCGGACTAGCTGCAAATACTTCTAAAGAAGAAAATGCAGGTAACGTTAATGTTCCTGGAGGCAAAGCATCTAAGTCATTAAAAGGTACTAAAGGCCACGGCGCTGAGAAAAAGGGCCAGGGCGACACAGCTGCTAACAAGAAACCTGTTATCGGTTAATTAAGGAATTTGGATGCAAAATTTATCTGAGGTGCTGACATTCGACCAGGCTAATATAGTCGTTGAATCTGCCAATGAAGGGAAAGACTTGTATATGAAAGGAATTTGTATACAAGGCGGAGTACGCAATGCTAACCAGCGTGTGTATCCTGTAAACGAAATTGGACGGGCTGTCAAAACTCTCAACGATCAATGTTCAGGAGGATATAGCGTTCTTGGTGAAGTTGATCATCCAGAAGGACTTAATATAAACTTAGATCGTGTAAGTCATATGATCACAGAAATGTGGATGGATGGCCCAAACGGTTATGGTAAACTAAAAATACTACCAACTCCTATGGGACTCTTAGTTAAAACAATGCTTGAAAGCAATGTTAAACTAGGCGTCTCATCTAGGGGCTCTGGTAATGTATCCGAAAGCGGTAACGGAGAAGTTTCCGACTTTGAAATTATCACTGTGGATGTTGTGGCTCAGCCATCAGCACCCGGTGCATATCCAACTCCAGTATACGAGCATTTAATGAACGCACGGGGTGGGATGAAGGCTTACGAATTAGCACAGGCAACAAAGCACGATCCAAAGGCACAAAAATATTTAAAAGAATCTCTGATTAATATAATCAGTAGACTCCAATAAAAGGAGAACATAAACATGTTGGATGCACTAAAAACACTTTTTGAAAACGATGTCGTTTCAGAGGATGTGCGCCGGGAACTTGAAGAAGCGTGGGACGCAAAGATTAAAGAAAATCGTCTTGCTGCCACAGCTGAACTCCGTGAAGAATTTGCTCAGAAGTATGAACACGATAAAACTACTATGGTAGAAGCTATCGATAGTTTAATTACTGAGCGATTATCAGAAGAGCTAACTGAATTTGCACAAGACCGCAAGCAGTTATCTAAAGCTAAAGCAAAGTATGCAGTAGCAATGCGTGAAAACGCAGGGGTACTTAAAGGCTTTGTTATGGAAGCACTTAAAAAAGAAGTGTCTGAACTACACGAAGAACAAAAGGCAATGGCTAGCAACTTTTCAAAACTTGAAGAGTTTATAGTCGACGCACTAGCCAACGAAATATCTGAGTTTTACGAAGATAAAAAAGATTTAGCTGAAACTAAGGTACGCCTTATTAAGAACGCTAAGGTACACTTGAATACGGTCAAAGAAAACTTTATTCAAAGAAGTGCAAAAGCAGTATCTACTACAGTTGATAAAGCCTTACGCGGCGAAATTCATCAACTTAAAGAAGATATTGACACTGCACGTAAAAATGATTTTGGACGTAAATTGTTTGAAGCGTTTGCAAATGAATATCAAGGAAGTTATTTAAATGAGAAATCAGAAACTTCTAAGCTATTGAAAGTTGTAAATACTAAAGACAAGCAGTTAGCCGAAGCAAAAGCATTTGCTGTTAAAGCAAAGAGAGTTGTTGAAGCACAAGAAGTTGCAAAGAAGCAATTGATTGAAACTGCAAAGCGTAAAGAAATTATGCATAGTTTGATTGCCCCATTAGGTAATCAACAGCAAGACATTATGAAAGACTTACTGGAATCAGTTCAAACTAACAGATTACAATCTCAGTTTGAGAAATATTTGCCAACAGTTATTGAAGGCGATGCACCAGAGAAAGCTAAAAAGGCTAAACTAACAGAAGGCACAGAAGTAACAGGCAATAGAGAAACAGTTCAAACTAATAACTCAGTAGACGATTCAAACGTAATTGATATCAAACGTCTAGCTGGAATTAAATAAGGAGATAATTATGTCAGAACTACTAGAAAGTCGCTGGCAGGAAACAAAAGGTGCACTTCTTGAAGGCCTATCAGGCACAAAGAAAGCAGTTATGGCAAGTACGCTCGAGAATACTCGTAAGTACTTGGCAGAAACAGCAGGCACTGGTGCAACTTCCGCCGGTAATATCGCAACTCTTAATAGAGTTATTCTTCCAGTCATCAGACGTGTGATGCCAACCGTTATAGCTAACGAATTGGTAGGCGTACAACCTATGACAGGTCCTGTGGGTCAGATCCACACACTTCGCGTTCGTTATGCTGAAAGCAACGACAACGCAACAGCAGGTGAAGAGGCTCTTAGCCCATTCAAAATTGCTACTGCATATTCCGGTACTGGTACTGATCCAGCTGGTGTTGCTGATGCAACTGCTACTAAGGAAGGTCTAGCTGGACGTAAAATGTCTATCCAGATCATGAAACAAACTGTTGAAGCAAAGTCACGTAAGCTATCCGCTCGCTGGACTTTCGAAGCAGCACAAGACGCACAATCAATGCACGGTATTGATGTTGAAGCAGAGATTATGGCTGCATTAGCACAAGAAATTACCGCTGAAATCGATCAAGAAGTTCTAAACAGCCTACAGACATTGTCTGGTACAGCTGCACAAACTTATGACCAGTCAGCAGTATCCGGTACAGCTACTTTCGTTGGTGACGAGCATGCAGCACTTGCAGTTCAAATCAACAGAGTATCAAACTTGATTGCACAGCGTACACGTAGAGGCGCAGGTAACTGGGCAGTTGTTAGTCCTTTTGCACTAACAATCCTACAAAGTGCTACAACTTCGGCATTTGCACGTACTACTGAAGGTACTTTTGAAGCACCAACTAACACTAAGATGGTTGGAACTTTAAACAGTGCTATGAAGATTTATGTTAACACATATGCTGCAGATAATGCTGCTGTACTTGTTGGCTATAAAGGTACTAGCGAGTCGGATGCAGCTGCATTCTATTGCCCATACATTCCATTGATGAGCAGTGGTGTAGTGTTAGATCCAACTTCATTCGAGCCAGTCGTATCATTTATGACACGTTATGGTTACGTTGAATTGTCTAACTCAGCATCTTCACTTGGTAACGCAGCAGATTACTTAGGTAATGTTGCAATTACTAGTGCTAACGTTAGCTTTAGCTAAAGTATAGTATTACTAACTAAAATAGGCCCTTCATTGGGCCTATTTTTTTGACTAAATATTGTTAGACGTTCATCCTTTAAGGACGGAAGTAACTGTAACTTATGTGAAGGAACGCACTTAACCTTTAACCAGGAGAAGTGTTATGCACGAGTTCACATTGAGGGAATACCTTCGTTTAATCAAAGAGTATAAACGTCAACAAGCAATTAAAATTTTATTAAAAAATATGCACACAAAGCGTTGATATAATGATTATCATACTATAATTGTTTCTAATAACAGATTGATAAATACAATGTCAAGGACTTATGCGGTTTACCCGCCGCGTATTACTTAGAACGTAACATATTAGGAGAAAAAAAATGGGAAGACCAATTAATAAAAAACACATCGGAGACGGTGCTGGAAAGATTCAAGTAACAGCAGTAAGATTTGCTGCCGGCGCAGAAGTAGCAGCCGCAACAGAATCACATATCAAGTCACAACGATCAACTACCAAGTTTAACGTTACTGACGGTACTAAAACTGAAGTGTGTACACTAGTTAATAAAACGCCTGGAACTTTAGCTGCAAGCGAATTTTGTATTAACGTTGCAGACAGTGCAGGTGTTACTAAGCAGATTACTAAACTTCGCAATAGATCAATGCAAATTGAAGGTACTTCAAATGCTAAGTGGGCTAGAACAGCCGCAGGTTTATCAGCAGCAGTTGAAAAACCAATCACAGGTGCAACAGCAGCTAATCCAGTTGTTATTACATCTAACGGTCACGCTCTTGCAAACGGAACTAAGGTTACGATTCGTGGAGTAGTTGGCATGGTAGAGCTTAACATTGAAACTGCATACACAGTAGCAGGTACTGCAACAAATACTTTCCAATTAGCAGGTATTAACGGCGGCGCATTTACTGGATATACATCAGGTGGTGTAGTAACAGTAGCAGCAACAGAAACTGGCGGCATTGTAGTTGACGCACAAGCAGGTTAACATAAGCTATAAATGTTGTGGGGGCAAGTTCCCCACAACAATTTAAGGAAATTATAAATGTCAAAGTTTTTAAGAGTAGGTAACGGTGATTACAAAGTTTCGGTAAGGAATGGTGGGTCAATTATACTTGACGCAACAGGCGGATCTGGTGACTTATCTGGAAAAGTCGTAGTTACAGGTGACCTAGAATTAAAAGGTGACACTCAAACAATTAATTCAACTATAGTAACTATTGCTGATAATATAATTGTACTTTCTAAAGATAACATTGCTGCAGGACTTCCTGCATCGTTAAATTATAGAAGTGGAATAGAAATTGAAAGAGGGTCAGTTCCTAATGCATTTATGGTATATGACGAACAACTAGCTTGGACACTTGGAGGAACATCCGGAACAGGTACTTGGACTTTTGAACAAGGTACAAATACAGTACCTATTAAAGCAACTGGTATGTTTTCTGATGCTAATTTATATTTAAATCCAGGTACTGGTGTTTTATCAGTAACAAATACAACTAATTACGAACAAAGAGTTTTTACATATTCCGGCGGTGTTGTAGTAGATAGCGGCAGTGGTGTCACTATTGAAGATGACATTATTCCGAACACAAAATCAGTAGTAGATTACGTAACTTATGCATTATCAACAGGAAGTGTTCCTGCAAGATTACAAGAGTCTGATACAGCAATTGAAGCACATGACTTTAGTATAACCGGTAGTGATAGTAAATTACAATTTGATATTAATGGTACTACACGAGCTGAGTTATTTGCAGATAGACTTGAAATGTTTGATGTAATGATACAAAATAATGAGATTACAACTACAACAAGTAATGCAGACTTAGTATTAGGAGCTCCTGGATCAGGATCCGTAAAAATAAAAGATCATTTAGAAATGACAGAGACTGCTGGAGAAAATGATGCAGCTACAGATCCTGCAAAACCAACCGAAGGCTTTAAACTTTACTCTAAAACACAATCAACAGGCGGCAGTGGCTTGTTTTTCATTAACAAAAGTAATAACAGAGATGAATTGGTAAGTAAAAACAGAGCACTAGTTTATAGCATGGTATTCTAAAAGGAAACAATAATGGCAATCGCAACACAACAATTAACAACAACGCAACTAGATGCAATTACTGTACCGGCATCTAAGCAATATGCAATTACAAACGTATTAGTATGTAATACTTATAGCCCAACAGGCGGTAGTGCAGCATCAAGAGGAGCTAATTTTACAATGCATTTAATTCCTTCAGGAAGTGCTTTAAGTAATAGCATAACTTGTGTTGTTAAAGAACTAGTATTACCTGCAGGTGAAACTTTTACTTTTGATTCAGAAAGAATTATTTTAGAAGCAGGTGATAAACTTAGCTTTACAGCAACACCAGACACTGGTTCAGGCAATACAGACTTATCTTGTACTGTAAGTTATATGGAAGTGTAACATGCGTTTATTAAAAGGACAAAATACTAACTCACGTAACATATACGGTAGGGGTTTACAAGTTGATACATTAGATCAGTTAATTGCTGATAGTACTAACTCAATGCGTATACCTTACGGTACAACAGGGCAACGTCCAACAACTCCTGCTAACGGACAAATAAGATATAATTCTACTTTAAACAAAGTTGAAGCGTATGAAAATTCAGCATGGAGAACAGTAAGATATGCAGAGCCTATACCGTCTGGCATTACTCAACAAACTCTCGGAAACGGTGATGGAAGTGCGGTAGTATTTGGCCCAATGGCTTCTGGAGATACAAATTACCCAGCGCCGGCAGCAGCACAAAATGTTTTAGTTCTTGTTGAAAACGTATTTCAGTTAGCAACAACAAACTACACACTAGCACAAAATCCAGCTGCGGCAGTAGGCAGTGGCGGAACAGTAACAGCAGGATCATTCTCAATTGGTTTGCAATATAAAATTATTACAGCAGGTGACACAAACTTTACTCTAATTGGTGCCGCTAACAGTAGTGTTGATACTGTATTTACAGCAACAGGTGTAGGAACGGGTACCGGAACCGCACGTCAAACTGGATACTATCTTGTGTTTACTTCAGCACCAGATTCAGGTAAACCAGTAACAGCCTTACATAACTTCGACAAGTAAACCTATAAATACTGTATAGGAGATACAGTATATGAGTTTAGGTAGAATTTCAGGTCAATTATTACAAGCAAATTTAACACGCAACGGTGTTGATTTAGACTTTCGTAACAATGCGGCCGACACACCTCTTTTATTCTTTGATGTAAGTACAAATAGACTAGGTATTAATAAAGATGCCCCTGCTAGTGATTTAGATATTATTGGCAACACTATGCGAACAAGCGACTTACGGGTTACATCTACTACATCACAACTTGCAAATTATACACTTAACGGGTCAAACTTAAATGTATCAACCGGTAACATTAACTTTAATGCAGTTGAAGCTATTGTTGCATCGACAATAGAAACAGATAATATAAGAATTACAGATAATATAATATCAACGTTTAATAGTAATGCAAGTTTTGATTTAACACCAAACGGCACTGGAATAGTTGATGTATTATCTGATATGAAAATATTTGGTAATTTAGACACTCCTTCAACTATAACTATGGGCGGAAGTATTACTATCGGTAATGATGCTTCGGATACTATTGACTTTAATACTGATATGGTTAGTGACTTAATTCCTGATGTTAACAATGTTTCTAACCTAGGAAGCAGTAGTAATTACTGGGACAACATACACTCATTTAGATTAAACAGTGCATCATTAGAGGTGCCTAACATAAAAATTGACACTAATGTTATAACAACACAAATATCTAATTCTAACTTAGATCTTCTTGGAAACTCTTCAGGTATTGTAAAATTAGAAAATTTAAGGCTTTCAACTAATACCATTACAAGTACTACAAATTTAGAACTATCTGCAAACATGACATTAGCAGACACAACAGCAGCAATGGCACTACCAGTTGGCTCAACTGGTCAAAGAACTAATATTAATTCAGGAATACGGTTTAACTCTGACACTTCAAAATTTGAAGGATACTTTGGTGGTAATACTATCTTTGGCGGAGTATACTCAGATAATGCGTTAACTAATGTTGTTGCTCATCCTACTAATGATACTATAGGATTGACTGTAAATAATGCCAGTGTAGGAACTGTTGCATCTACAGGAATAACATTAAACGCATTGCAAGTAGATAACATTAATATTAACGGTAGTCTTATTAGTACAACAACAGATACTAATTTAGTATTTGCACCTGCTGGAACATCAGAAAATAAGTCAGTAAAAATTGATAACATATACATAGGCGAAACTGTTGGAACACAACAAATTAAAAGTTTCGATAATATAATAAATTTTAATGTTACTGGATATGGTGCAAATAAATTTCCTGGAAGTTATGCTGTTACAATTCCGTCAGGAAACACTGCACAACGTCCTGGCTCTCCTGTATTAGGAGATACTCGGTGGAACACTGAAACAGATCTTATGGAAACATATAACGGTAGCAACTATATAAGTGCTGCTGGTTCTGGAAGTGTTATTAGTAGAGCAGACTATGATGATATTTTGCTTCAATATACAATACTACTTGGATAATTATATTCAAAAACGATAAATATTAATAATAAAGCATGACTGATGTTTTATAAACAAACTGTGGTTAACCAGCAAAGAACCGTAAAAGCGGATGAAAGATTGGCTAGAGGGACAGGATCCCCGTATTGAGGAAAAAAGATGGCTGTTGGTCGCATATCCGGTCCGCTTTTAAAGTCAAATCTAACCCGAGGAGGGATTGATTTAGCTTTTGAAACGAACCTATTATATCTAGATGTTAACAACTCACGTCTTGGCGTTAAAACAAGTTCACCTCAATATGAGTTAGATGTAAACGGAACAACAAAAACAACAGATTTAGTTGCAACCACTGCAACGATTGCTGACATATCTTTTGCTAACAACACTATTAGTACTTCGGGCAACTACCTAAACTTAGGTACACTTGACGATGTAGTATATCAAAACAAATTAAGAATTGATTCAATTGACATTGAAGGCAATACAATTACAACAAACGATTCTAATGCAAACTTAGAATTTAGACCAAACGGCACTGGTGCTGTTAATGTACATTCAAATTTAAATGTTGACGGAAGTGTACATGTAACTGGTAACATTACAGCAGACGGTAATATTACACTAGGTGACGCAGATACAGACTCAATTACAATTAATGCAGAAATTGCAAGTGATTTAGTTCCTGACGTAACTACTACTTACAATTTAGGCACAGTAGCAAAGAGATGGAATAACTCTTGGATTAATGATGTAACTTCTACAGAAGCTAATATAGGCGATGTGCAAATAAGAGATAACTTTATAACATCAACTGTATCAAATGCAAATTTAGAATTAAGAGCAAGCGGAACTGGATCAATAGTAATTGACGACATTAGTATTAATAGTAATACAATTTCTAGTGCAAGTGCTTTAAATTTAACTCCGGGTACTGGGCTAAATGTAATAATAAATTCAACAGGTGCGTTGCAACTTCCAAAAGGAACATCAGCGCAACGCCCAACACCAGCAACAGGATATACTAGATATAATACTGAGTTAAATACGTTTGAAGGGTATGACGGATCAAACTGGACAGTACTTAATGGTGTACAGGATTTAGACGGTAATACAAAAATTACAGCAGAAGTAACACCAGGCGCAAATGATAATATTATACGATTTAATATTGCCGGCACTACTGTAGTAGATATTAATAGTACAAGATTAAATGCTCCAAGAGTTACAGTTGATAATATTACAATAGACGGTAACACTATTAGTTCAGCAACAAATACAAATGTAGAAATTGTACCAGGTGGAACTGGTAAAACGTTATTTAATAATACTATTAGTATTAAAGGCAATACTATAACTAACGAAGTTGCAAACAGTATTACACAATTTAATACAACAGGTACTGGCTATGTAAAGTTTTCTGGAACTAGTGGATTAGTTATTCCAAACGGATCTTCAGCCCAGAGGCCACCGTTTGTAAATAGTGAAACAGGAATGATGCGTCTTAATACAGCAGAACAACGTGTTGAAATATTTGACGGATCGAGTTGGGTATCAGTTGCAGGCTCTGCTTCGGGTATAACCACAGCAGATGCAGAATCAATTGCACTAGAATTAGTGTTAAGTTTAGGATAGAATACGATGGCAACATTTTTTAGAAGTAAAGTATTAAAAGACATAGGTGTATTACAAGTACCAGGGATAACAACTGATGCGTCGACTCGTTCAACAATTATTGGAATTAGTATGACGAATCTTACGCAATCTAATATCTTTGTTAGTGTGTTAATACATGATGATACAAGTGTTGATGGGTTTTATTTAAAAGATGTTATGATACCACCAAACTCAAGTTTAAAGCCTTTAGGGCCAGCAGAAAAAATAATATTAGCACCAACTAACGTTATTTCGTTTAAGTCAAGCGAAACTGATAGTATGGATGTTATACTCAGTTATGTAGATATTGTATAAGGAATAGTTATGGGAAATTATATAGGAACAAGTCAAGATCATATTAATGCATCAGTTCAAAATAGATTTTTTTACGGATTAAGAAGAACTGACGAAGGAGAATTGTTTATTGGTAAAGTTGATCAATTAAAAAATGAAGACTCCTTGACATTAAATAATCCTGGAGATCCTACAGCAAATTATCCAGACTTTACTGAAGGACAAGATTTTTTTGAAGGCAGAGATGTTAATAAAGGATTGATATACGAAAACTTAAATTACGAACAGTTCCGTTGGGACGATCGTAATATTGATTATTATATTAATTCAGAAGGTGAACTAGTGGCAAGAGTAGGACAAAATCATACTTACGATGACGGATCATCGTCGGACGGAATAGGATAATATAATGGCAGATTTTAGAATTGATAGAATTAGATTCCGTTGGAAAAATGTTTGGACAACGGCAACAATATACATAAAAGATGACTTTATTATCTATCAAGGTAAAGCATATGTTTGTTTAATAGGACATACTTCAGACTCGAGTTTTTACACTGACTTAAATGCAGCTTCACCTATATGGACATTGATGCAAGATGGTTACGAGTGGAAAAATCAATGGTTGCCAAGTACATACTATGATGTAGGAAATATTGTTAAATTTAATGCATATGTTTATAGATGTTTAACACCACACACTTCAGCATCAACAACACTATTAGGATTAACTGAAGATAATTCTTATTGGGAAATTGTAGCAAAAGTTACTAACTGGTTACATAACTGGACTGTT